GTTACTGTTGCACTAGCCGCACTGTTAGCCGCTTGTGTAGCTGAGTTTGCCGCATTTGTAGCTTGTGTTGAAGCTGTGTTAGCGTGTCCTGACGCAGTGTTTGCATGTCCTAAAGCTGTAGAAACATGTCCTGCCGCCGTAGTAGCACTCGCCGCCGCCGCATTTGCTTGTGCTGTAGCGTTGGTAACTGCCGTAGTGTTTGTTGTTAAAATACTGTCTGTGTATGCTTTTGTAGCCACGTCTTGTGCAGACGTAGGGTCAGTAACATTTCTAATTTGTTTACTGGTAGCATCATATTGAAAATCTGTATTAGATATTTTAATTACGTCATCAGCATTATCAATCGCTTCTTGCGACATCATAAATGCTTGTGTACTATCTGTATCTAAATCAGACTCAGTAAGCACTGAACCTGAAGCATAGTCAGTTAGTCTTGACGTTTGTGACGTTTTACGTCTAATCTCAATAGCCGCAAGATTAGCAGGTGGACTAGCAAAAGTCAGAGTTGTTCCTGCCGCATTTAAAGTAAATGTAGTGTTTACCCCTGCAACTGTAGCTGATAAATCTGCTGTACTTCTATAACTGAACGGTATAGAATACGTACTCGTACTGCCGTTTCCAGTGTATCTTACAAAACTATTAGCCATTAAATTCCTTAATTTTAATTATTTTATCTAAAAGGGGTACTTTATTGCGTTAGTATATCTATTGCACTTTTAGCCGCTTCATACTTAGATTTTTCAAACTCATCTTGCTCTTCTATTATCTGTTTTAACTCAGGAAACTCCTCAAACATCTTCCAATATGCCGCTCTTTCTACTCCTCTGACAAGACTCATAACATACTCTGTTTGAGCGTTTTTACCTTTAATAAGACCATCAGGCATTTTGTATAAGTCACTTGTTTTATCTGCAATAATTTTTTCTAAATATTGTTTTAGTGTGTATTTTTTACCTTTAAATTTAGCAGGATTTTTAATAATAACTCCACGTTCATTAAATCTTATATCTTGTTTTAACTCTAACCATCTGTCATAAGCTGTTTGATTTTTACTATTATGTATTGTTCTTAAATCAATCTTTGTGTATGGGTCTTTTTTAGCAGGTGGTAAATAATTAAACTCTCTGTCTTTTATCCATTTTGCTGTTTCTGTGTTTTTAAAATTAGTCATAGCAAATGGTGTAGACCATAGACCTGTTTCACTTCCTAATCCAAATAACCAACCTGTTTTTCTGTTAATTACTTCACCTAACATGTTTCTTTTAGGCATAGTGTCAGATTTATTTGTTAAAATTTCAGCAGGGTCTAATGTTCTTAGTCTATCAGACAAAGTAAATAACTCTCTTTCCCATTCATCTGTAATTCTGTTACTATATCTAAGACCACCTGATAAAGGTGTTATTTTAAATAAACCTCTTGATAATGCCGCACTAAATACATATTCAGGTTTTCTAGCATTTAGGTAATCATCACTTAATATTAAATTTATAGTTTCTACAATATTTTTTGTGTAAAATTTAGAAGTAATATTTCTTGTTAATGTTGCTACTGCACCTAGTGCTAACTCTATGTTTTGGTCAGCAACGTATTGTGGCATATCTTCATTTACTTCTAAATACTTTTGAACTTCTGCATACATATCTGCCGCTATAAAGAATGGTGTAAAGATAGGGTCAAGTCTATTTAATGAAATGTATCTACCATCATTTGTAACATAAGAGTATGGTTGCCACCCTGTATTTTGTTCTCTTTGTTTATTAATTCTGTAATCTCTTGAACCACCACCAGTAAATTTACCTAACATAGCAAACGTAACTGCTGAAGTCCATAGTAACCAACCCATCTGTATTCTTGCATTTGCTTCTGCCGCCGCTTCTGGGTTTAAATATTTTTTCTTTCTTAATGGATTTAGTGAAGTTAAACCTGCTGATGCTTTTCTTGTAAATCCTTTAAATGTACCTTTTTCTGCCGCATCTTCAGCTTCAGCTAACATGTGTCTCATTTGAAACTGGTATCTACCTAAGAATGGTAAATGTTGTGCGTTCCATCTTAACAAGTTTGATGGTGTATTAATAAAGTGAAGACCAAATGCTCTTAACCATTTACCACCACCTGATGTATTTTTTAATATCCAACCAGTAAGTTGTCCTTCATCTTTATTAGTTACTGGGTTTCTTGAATATGCTGATTGTGTGTATGAACCTTCTCTAGCATATTGTAATGGTGAGTTTAATATTTCATCTAATCCTTTTCCAACATCTATTGCTCTACCATTTTCATCTATAAATTCTGCTTGTATTTCTTTCTTTTTTTCTATATATTTTTTTCTAAACTGGTCACCTTTTAATAAACTAAAATCAGGATTTTCTGCTAATATTCGTGAATTAATAATAGATGCCATTCTACCTTTAAACAACATACTTTTTAAAAACTCATCACCTGCTGACAATACTCTCATAGGTAAAGTAGTTAATGCCGCTACAGGTTCTACTACACCTCTTTGTATAACTCTGCCTAATAAAGGTATACTATCTGTACCTGCTTTTCCCCATTCATTAATCCATCTTTGTAATTGACCTTGACGTATGTGATTGTCAAACTTCATTTGTTGTGAATCTAATATAGGTCTTCCAAACCAAAAAGATTTACCTGCTTGTTTTATTGCATGTGGCATGTAGACAAATTGATAAGTTAAAGTTTGTAATGCTTCTCTCATAATAACCATAGCTCTATGAGTATCTCTTGTTGTCATGTTAGCACC